TTTTAGATTCTTAGTTGTTACAGTAACCAAGTTTGCGTTCTTTAAACCCCATATATGATCTGCTAATCGTTTCTTATTCTTCTCGATACTAAATCCCGCCACTCCATCTTTCCATAAATCCTTGCCTTCGTGTTTAACTTCTTCTGTGCCGTATTCTTCGTAGTGATTGGAATAAGGACTTATCAGTTCGGTGTTGTCATCAATATCTAACGCCCACGCTTTTCCGATATATTCAGGCATTGAAAGTATTTGTTTAATACCCACTTCTCCACCTGGTCTTGTTACTAGGATATTTGCCATCTCCATCGCTTTTGAAACTTCGACCATATTATCTTTTTGCTGATCTATTATGTGCGTGTCGTTTGGAGTAAATCTTTGTATCATCTCAAAAGGCTGTCTTATCCTGTACCAACCGCAACCTCCATTATCAACCGGCATACCCATAACTCTTAATGGTTTTATTTTAATTTTAGACATATATGCAATTCCCACTCATACCGATCCCGTTCCACCTTCGTAATTTCAAATTCCTTCTTTGAATAACAATGCCCTGCTGGGCTGTCCTTTGTGAAGTAAAAGAAGAATACGGGTCCTGGTATGAACTTAACGTGTGTCGGATCAATAAAAGCATACTCACTCGGAAATGTTGGCACCCTTATATCGATCACCCCGTTTGTTTTTAATACATCACCCACCTTATTGAAGAAAGCTACTGTATCAGGCAAGTGTTCGATAACGTGATGGCAAAAGATAATGTCATATTTCTTGGGAAATTTGTAAGTCATAAAATCCCCCACATACTTTTGTCCGAAGTCGATCAAATCAATTCCATCCGCTTCTTTTATTTGTCTGTCTTTGGGTCCGCAACCTATTTCAAGTATCTTTGCCATTTTTAAATATTCTTAAAGTAGTAGCAGGACTTAATTCCATGGCTATTTTCTCCTCTAGTTGAACCATTCCTAATTTCTCGAATACTTCCTTGTAATTTCTGGGAAATTTATATTTAGCGGGGTCTGACTCGACTTCTGCTATAAAGATATAGGTTTTAGCAATTTTAACCATTTTCTCAAATATCCAATCACTATCGTAATGAATATGCATCAATACTCCCGAAGTAAACACAACATCGTATTCTTCTTTGTTTTTAGTTAACCAGTCCTCAATCGTTGATATTTCAATCAAGTTACTTATATCTTCACCGTAATTTTCTCTTGAGAATTGGGGGGCATTTTCATTTATTTCGACTCCCTTAAGATTTTTAAATCCATACTTCTTCAAATAACATAAATTTCTTCCTACAGAACATCCTAACTCCAAAATAGAATCGCTTTTTTTTGCATACTTCTTGAAAACCCTAAGCCACATTTTGCTAATGGGTTTCAGTTTTAAGTAAAACTCCTGTCTGCAAATGTCTACAAACCTTTTATAATCTGGATTGACCTCAATATCTGGGTTTCTCCAAAACTTGTGAATATAATCTCTATCCATATATAACTTCTAATTGTTTTCTCAGTGCTTCTTCGGGATTACCGCCATCAAGATAGTCCTGAACAAAACACCTTCTAAGCTCCTTCATACTTTCAGGGTGTTCCAGCTCATAATCAATAACTTCAAGCAATTTCTTCGGTCTTACCAATTTACAGGCATAGGATACTTGTGAATAAAAATCTTCTTTTGAATATATCTTGCCTAGCAATTCTTTAGGCTTCCACAAGTCAACTGAAATATAGGGAATGTCCATCCAATAAGCAAGCGCCGCAAATGTTCCTTCACCAATTCCAACAACAACGTCAGCGTGTTTTAAAGCCTCATAACACAGCTTTATGTGATTGCTCTTGTCCCGCTCCGACATTATTGGGTTCGGATATTCAAAAGGATCGTGTTCCCCCAATATTATTTTTGAATAAACATAAGCCTTGTCATAAGTTTTTAACATTTTGGCAACCTCCATATTTTCAGGAATGTCGTTGACCCAATGTCTAGGAGCAAATAAAACCCTTTTTCCTTTGTGTGGCACTCTTGGACCCAAACTGCCAAAAATTGTTGACCCCGTGATTTGTACCTTATCTTCGGGGATATTTGCATCCAACAGCCAGTCTTTTGTTTCTTGTCCCCAAGCCATAAATACATCACCAATTAAAGGTTTGGAAAGCGGTGGGATATAGTCGTTAATTGAAAGAAGCCCGTGTTCGGCAACTATTACCCTTTTCCCCATTTCTTTTGCCTGCCGGCACATTGTTGACAAAACACCTACGGCATCCTGCCAGACAACTAAAGTGTCGGATTGTTGCCAATCACCTACATAGTCCCCGCGATCACGAATAGCTTTATACAGGTCGTCTAGTATGTTGTTGAAATTGTATAAAGCGACCTTCATATAAATTGCCTCCTCAGTTTCGGTTCCTTGGGTGTTATCCTTTTGTCGAGGTATTGATCCACTAAATCGTTGTTGAAAGTCTGGTAAATTACTCTTAGATGTTTTGGTTGAAAATCACTCTCTAAAAAGTTCTTACCAGCCTCAGGTTTTTGCTTGAATAATTCCCACTTATCCATTTTAAATAAAGCCAGAGCCTCCTTAGTTGATTTTAAGACGGCTTTGCAGGCTACATCGTGTATCCCATCACCTTTTTCCAATTCCGGTACTACTTGGTGAATAATATCTCCTGCATCCGGTGAATGTTGTATAAAGTGGAAGGTTGTTCCCGCCCAGTTCGGTTCCATAAAATAGAATGGCCAGAATAAGGTTGCAGCACCCCTGTATCTTGGTGATAACCCTAAATGTAGGTTAATTGTCTTTTCGGGAAGTGCTGAAAGTAACGGTTCCCGTATCATTCCCGTACCGAAAATTATTGCCATATCTGGTTTTAAATCTTTTACGAATTTAACCGCATCGTCATCGTTTAAAGTAGCTTTGTCCAAAGTAAGAAGTGGAATATCGGGAGGTTCCTGTTTACCGAAGTATTTTATTTCAGCGTCTTTTCGTTCTTCAAAGTGCTGTCGCCAGTTCGCTGAATCAATAGGTGATAATCCTTCAGGCTCTTTAATGGAATCACCTCTTAACTGCATAATCCCCCCTACCATAGGAAAAGTGTCTGCTATCTTATTGGCGTAATATAGGTGTCTTGGCTGGTTTCCCCCCAACCACAGTATTCTCTCACTCATATAAGTTTTAAAAATTCTTCTTTAGTAAGTCTTTTGGCGTTTTCAGAGGTGTATTCAAATATCCTGTCCGAATAAGTAATACCAAATAGTTCAGGTTCAATTACATAGTGGTCGTCATATTCTTTTGTATGAATAGACTCGTCCTTGTTTATAAGTGCTTCGTGCAACTTTTCCCCTGGTCTCATTCCTGTAACTGTAAGTTTTGTGTCAGGTGCAAGTGCTTTGAACATATTAACAACACTCATGGAAGGAATTTTGGGTATAAACACTTCCCCACCCTTCATTTTATCTAGTGCCAGGAATATAAGGTTGCAAGCCTGATCTAAGGTTATCCAGAAGCGTGTCATTCTGTTGTCTGTTATGGTCAACTTCTTTGGCTTGTCTATTAAAATAGTTTCTATTACCGACCCCCTTGAACCAATGACATTTCCATACCTTACACAAGAAAAAGTAGTTTGGCTCTGCTGATTGGCTGAAATAAACAACTTCTCTGCGACCATTTTTGTAGCTCCGTATAAAGTAGTGGGGTGTGACCCCTTGTCGGTTGAGATTAAGATACATTTTTTAACATTGTTCACTTTACAGGCGTGTATGACATTTGTCGTTCCAAATACATTCGTCATTATCGTTTCTTCAGGCTGTTCCTCACCCACAGGGACGTGCTTCAACGCCGCCGTGTGAATAACAACATCAATATCCTTAAAAGCCTTTATTGTACTTATGGGGTCTCTCACATCTCCGACAATGTAACGTGCTTTGACTTCTCTTAGCATCTTTCTTTGCTTGTACTCATCTCGGCTAAAGATGGTTACATTCTCACCCTCCTTAATAAGTTTTTTGGCAAGATGTGTACCAAGCGATCCTGTCCCACCGGTAATTAAGTAGTTCACGCTATTCCCTCCCCGTGATATTCTTCTTTTTTCTTTAAAGGACACTTCTTTATTGTCCCCGCAAATAACTCTGATGACTGCATAACTAACTTTTTCTCCACAACGTCTGCTCTAATTTGTTCACACTTTGTGTTTTTACAGTCTTTGCAAGTTTCTTTCATAGGTGGTTTACTACGTGCCACGGTTTAACCAACTCGTGCCTCAATGCTTTCTTATTCTTTAGCCAGTCTTTACCATAAATGGCTGTCAATACGGTATCAACAAACATATCCACATACATATTCGGAAATTCAATTATTTTTCTGTGAACCTTGCTTTTGCTTCCATGCTGGTAAACATTTAAGTTTCTTATTCCCCGATAAATTGAAGCTATCTCTGGATCGTTGTAAGTTCTGTAAATTATTTCCCTTGCCTTTTGGTCTATCTTGTCGGCAAGTGCAATTAAAGACATTCTTAGTTTTTGGTCGTCAACGGTAATATATTGGTCTGAAGATTTGGGAAGTTTAGTGGCAAGTCTGGGCATAGACAAGTTATATTAACAAAAAAAAGAAGCGGTTACAATACCGCTCCTTTTTACCTATTGAGTAATAGACTGATAGGCTAGTCCGTTTAGCTGGTTGTCAGTTGAATTATCTTTCCTGACGATGCTTCGTTTCGTGCTTCAAGTGTCAATTCACCTACAAGCGCACCCCTCTTTGAATCTGCGACTTTCGCCACATCTACTTGAGAAATACCTCTAAGCATAGCCACTTTCCACATATCTCTTTGAAGTACTGCGATTGTATCTGTATCCATGAAGGAATCCAAAATAATACGCTGTACACCAAAGTCCGACTCGTAAACAGATACTTTGTTGATAAGTTTAGCCTCACTGTCTACTTCCAAATACCTTGTATTTGAAGTTGCGAAAGCACTAATCTTTCTCTTCTGCCATCCGTTTACATAAGTTGCATCTGGTCTTCCACCGTTCCCCCAGATCTCCTGAAGCATTGTGTTATACAGTGTTTCAGTTAATGCTTGAGTTCCAGTTCCCGATCCGGATTCAACATAAGCCGTCAACCACGAAAGAATACCTTTCAGCCTACGAGCTGTTCCAGAAGCTCCAGAATTGCCTGTGGCGGTGATGAGAGCTTTCTCAACATCCGTAGCAATTTCCTTCATCTTCTTTTCCATCTGGTAAGCGTACTCGTCTTCAAGACCTGCAACAGAGACTGCTCTGATTGTTTCGGATACCTCAATAGTCTTAGAAAAGATTTGAGTATATGCTCCTGTTCTTGTTCTTGACTCTGCAAGAGAGAACGAGAAGTCAGCACCTTCAATTTGATTGTTGGCGCTACCTGTTGACAGAGTGTCTTTTTGCCATTCGTGATAAGTTCCACGAGCTTTGACATGTTCCAAGCCAGAAAAAAGAGGAGTTTCGTGCAAGGTTATCGTTGTGATAAGTCCTGTAAGGTCTTCTCTTTCACCAACCTGTTCGTATGTCTTTACTGCTGATGCCTGTGCCATAAATTAATTCACCCCCAAATCTTTTTTGTTACGGTTAGGATCTAATGATCCTTTTAATGTAGGTACGAAGTGCGTTTTTATCGCCTTTCGCAACTGCATCTTTCAGGTCATCGTTTGTAACACCCGATTCCGATGATCCCGATCCGTCAGAAGTTTCGGTCTTGATGCCTCTGGATTTAGCAATCGCCTCTTTAACGTGCCAGTTAATAAGTTCTTGTTGGTGCAATTTTTCGTAAGCGGTTTCGATGTCGCCAATTCTCTTTTGCATCGCAAATTTTACAACTGCGTTGCGGTCGAATTTTGGTCGTCCGTCTTTACCGTTATATTTATCCTCTAATCGAGTTAATTCACCTTTTACAAACTCATCTTCTTTATCACGCTCAAGAGCCTCTTTGCTGACATAACCTAATTCATCAAGAATTGGTTTAAGAGCTTCTTTGATCTGCTCCTTCTGAGGATTCACCTCAGTCTGTGCAGTTCTTCCTTCAAGCTCTTTAATCCTTGCTTCAAGTTCGTCCGCTCTCCTGGCTTTTTCGTTCACTTCCCTGAATCGTGAGTAAGGAACGCTTTTCTCTGATTCATCAGTACCCTCTGCGCTAGAGGACTCCTCCGAATCCTGAGCCGTTTCTTCTACACTGGATGAAGTGTCGACAGTATCGGTTTCTGTCGCCTGAGTCGCTTCAGTAACATCCTCGCCCTGTGATTTAGTCATTTAAATCACCCCCTTTCTGTATGTTCTACATTTTTTACGTTGTATGCCAACGACAAAACATAGATTGGTCTAGGACGGCGCTAAATCCTAGTAGGGAATGTCGAGCCTGCCCGAATCGACACCCCATACTAAAATTCACTGTTGACCGCCCGACTGAACGATCTGATCCCTATAAACCATAATTGCCTGTAATAATTGTTTTGGTAACGACTTGGCTTCGGGTGAAGATATGAAGGCATCAATGTATTGTAAGAATTCCTGTGATGGGTTTTGGGGAGGTTGAGGCTTGCCACCGTTGACTATTTGACGGATAGCCGCTATCGCTTCTACTTTGCCTTCTTGGGCTTGCGCAGGTTGAGCCGATGCTTGAGCTTGAGCATTGGCTTGTGTTTGTGCGGCACCTATTTCAATTTGTTCTGCCGCTCTTAATCGTCTTTCTTCTTTACTTTTCTTGATAATGTTTGATATTGATCCGATAGAATAACCTTCCAAAAGTGTTTCCTGGTCGATGGCTTGAAGTTGATACAATTCTTTTAAAACAACCCTTCTTGCTTCGGCTGTTTGTGCGATCCAAGAAGTTATCTTTACATCTACTGCATTTTTCGCTGAAATAACAGTCGCACCTTCCGGGGCTCTTTCTCCTGCTTCTTCACCTATTACATCCAAAAAGACCTTTTCACCCGTTGCAGTGGTAGGAATTATCCTTCTGACAACCTGATATTTACTTGCCGCTATCGCTAAGATATGTTCATACACTTCTTCTAGGAATTCCTCAACATTTTCTATAACTTCGGATAAGTTGTTTGAATCGCCCACCTGTAAGGCTTCGATAGCATCACCCGACTTGGCGCTTGTCGGTATTCGTCCAAGTGACGCATCGTGTGCTCCACCCAAGTCCTCTATGTACCTATTAACATTTTCTATTTGTTGGAAGATAGCAGCCGACATTGGAGCAATGGGCTGTTGGTTGACTTCAAATCCCCGTTTCTTTTCTATGATTTGTCCGTTTTCGTTATTAATTACCCTTACTCCCGATCCTTTGTCTGCAACCCACTTACCCCTATTCATCAAATCGTTATATTCGGCTACTTGGCTTTCAAGCCTATCTAATAATCTATTAGGGGATATTAAATTTTTAACCCAACCAGTACCGTACATACTTAGGGGTTCAACATCACTTTGAAGTCTAAAGAATGGAAATCTTGTAAGTCCGGTATCTTCAGGTTGTCTTATTATCTTATCTCCCGCCATAGCTGCTATCATTATCTTTGCTTTCTTGATCTTGGTTGGCTTTCCGTCTGGTCCTTCTACTTCTTCATCAACAAATTCTTTGTACCAATGTTCTTTAACAATAACTGTGGAATTAGACCGTTCTTCACCGAAAGTCCGCATACCCTTTTCAGCCTGCATAAGTCTTGCTTTCAAAGATGAAGCCGACAGAAGTTCATCACCCTTCATATCCTTGATGTCATATTTGGGGTCGTTCTTTAAATCTTCTACATTTCTTCTTACTGCTAAAATTACATGTCTTGCTTCATTTGGATCACGTGCTACGGGATCCCAATAAAGATCATAAGTATCAACCATATTGACAGCTATTTCACCCAATCCATCTTCCGCCTGGTCGTCCCACAACACTTGCCAAAAACCAGCCGAATATTTTAAAGCGTTCCATACAACAGCCTTCAGCTTTCTTCTGAGAAATAGTTTGTCGTGAAGGTAGTCTAAGTATCTATTTAGCTTATTCACTTCTTCAACGTTTTCTTCGGTTAAATTAAAAGGTGTTACTTCAGCTCGTGGTTTGTTTCTAAGTGAGAAGTTTCTTACAGCCCGTAAAGTAGAATAAATTTTATTAATTACAACTTTTACTTTACCCTTATCCCTTACATTGGTGACTATTTGTTGCGTGTTATTGTCCCATTTAGCATAGTGGTTACCCGATACCCACAAATCATACATAAACCATTGCCAATCCACCTCCTTGCGGTTTGATTCGGCAACGGACCACTCACGCTGTAATTTGGCTCGTATAACTTCTATATCTTCAGTCTTCTTCTTTGCCATAAATTATTTCTTGCTTAGACTCCTCGATTTCAGAAGTCCCGTCAGGTTCAGGTTCTAGGTGGTTTTCTTCTAGTTGGGTGTTGTCTTTGTATTCTTGGAAGTTTTTTGACATTAATCTATCCAACATATCCTTGCGTTCTTTGAAAGATAGATATTCCCGCACAACTAGAAGAATGAATAGACCTGCAATTATGTATTCCATAAAAAAAGACGGCACTATTTGCCGTCCCGTATCAATGAGACCAATTAAGTTTATAACGATAGTACGTTTATTGTCAAAATTCGTTAGTTTTACTTAGGTTGGGGTCTTTGCTTCTACCGAATAAAATATTCTCTTTTACATACAAACTGTCAATTCTTCCTCCGTTATAGCGTATATAAATTTCACCCGATCCATTTGTGTCAACCATTTTAAGCATTTGAGTTATTGCGTCCCAAAAGAATTTATCCCACTTCCCGACATTGTTTAACTTATATATATCAGGAAAGAAGGCTTTTAAATCCTTTTCAAACTTTGTTTTTGGATCGTCTTTCATACACTATCCCAATCTGTATCAGGTCTATCTTCAAAGAAACTTGTTTCCTTGTCAATTTCTTCCTGAGCTGGTGGGATGTAAGTGCCGGGAACCTTACCCTCCCACGGTTTCTTTTCCTTTTCAATATAATCATGGAAGTACATAGCATTTAAATCCCCTAGTGCATCCATCATGTGATCATTTGACTTCTCAGGTTCTTCAGGTTGATTAGTGTCTGAGTCGGATAGTGTTGACCTATCTTTCCATCTATAAGCTAAAAATTCTTCTATTGTGTGCTTACAACTTGGATGTACGAAATACTTGCCGGCACGCAATCTTTCAGAAAACTTTTGTATCTTATATCTGACATAGTTTATTGTGCTTTCTCCCGACTCTTTCTTAACCGGTACAAAGTCTTCACCCAGATCAGCTAGGTCTTTAATATCAGATGCCTGTGCGGAATCCATTGTCGAGTATTCAGGCTCTATATCCCCCCGAAGCTCGGATAACTTTCTTGCTAAGGGGGGATTAGTTAGCTCCACCTCGTACAACTCCTTAGTTTGATACCAGGTGTCATCTTTGTCTACGGCGACCCAACATACTGCCGTAGGGTTTCTGTAACCCCTATCTAATCCCCGAATATAATAAACCGGTTTAAAGTCCGGTAAATCTACAATATGCCTTGATGTGTCAAAATCGGTATAAACTAATCCCGTTGCTTTAATAAATGCTTCGTTTGATGTGTTAGGGTATTCCTGGACAAAGAATCTTCCAAGTTCTGCTTTCTTTTGAGTTAAAACTTCTTGTGTATAAAAATCACTAGCTTTGTAGAATAAGGGTTTGAATGGGCGCTTGCCTAGTACACATTCATCCCAAAATCCTTTAAAAAAGTTATACCCATTAGCAGTCGTCTCTATGATCACCCTGCCTGTTGGTACTACTGCCTGCATAGCACCGGCAAACAAAAGCTCAGGATGTTTATAAAATGCAAATTCTGATAAATGTAAATTAGTTATTGTTTTGGATCTACCGAATTCCGTATTGTCAGCTGTACCTATGGTGTATCTTGAAGACATAGATTCATTAAATAGTTCATACTTTGAATTGTATTTAAGGGGTACTTGTACTTTGTTGATGTATTCGTAAGACTTGATGTAGGCTTTTACTCGGTCTAATAACTCAATGGCGTTATCTGCAATGTCTGCAACAATTACCGATCGGGAGTTTTCTTTCAGTATGAAGTCGGTGGTAAAGAGTGCAAGGATAAGTGAAGAGAAACCCTGCTGTCTTGCTTTTAAAATAACATCCCTGCCTGAGTAATCTTCAAGCAGGTATTTATCTTGAATTGAGTTTAGTTTGAAAGGGATCAGTTGACTTTCTTTGTCGACAATTTCAAAGTTATCTTCTATGAACCTTTTGTATCCCCCGTTAGATGCCATACTCCTGTTTTTGGTTGGTTGCTATCTTATTAAAGTTTATATTTATGGGCGGACCGCTTTGTTTTAAACCGAAGTCCTCCCTCAGCATTTCCCCCGCTTTGACTTGAATTTGATAATCAGGAACTTCTATAAAGTCGGTAGTCTTACTGTCTGCGTTCTTGCCTGTTACAAGTGCAGATACTACCTTTTTAGCGTCTAACCACTCGGCTTGTTTTTCCGCAAGTTTATGTTCGGTTATTCCCTTGTCTCGAAGTATCTCTCTGTAGTCCTCTATCGCAACAGACAATCCTTTACTTTCCACCAACTTTTGCTTTGGACTCCTACTGGTATTTTCCGCATATCCTGCGGCTACCATAGCCTTACCTAGAGGCATATTGGGATTCTCTTTTAATATCTCAAGCGTTGCCTTCTGAAGTTTAGTGGGCTTGACTTTATTCCCGTGGACAGACATATCAAGCGGATTGTTGCACATTTTCCGCAAAAAATCAAACTGTTATAACCTCTGTGTATAACAAAGGAAGCACATCTTTTCTTGACCTAATTTTAGTTCCATGATTGTGATGCGTTCTTGCATCGAAATCAATTAACATAGTTCCGTTTTCAAAGGTCTCTATCAACCTGTCTTGGTTGAGGCTCATTAGTACCATAATCCGGTCATAGAAGAAGTACTCAATTCCATTCTCAATTTTTGATTGGGCTTTAATATAAAAACAATTCTTTAGTTTTATTCCCACTGCATGAAAGATATCGTCAAATCCCCAATAAGGTTGCGGATTGAGTTCACCTAAGTCAACTCTTCTTCTGACAGATTCAAGCCACTCTGAATGTCTAGGGTTAACTTGGGTATAGTCAAACGATACTTCTATTCTTCTTTTTTCTCTATTTACAGAAATACCAAAACCTCTATCTGTCCGATTGCAGCAGTTGATTGTCTGTCTAAAACTCATTTCACCTGCCGGATACTTTTTTCCTGCTTCCTTATGAGGCCATCCGTATTTAGGAAGAAGTATTTTTGATACGAATTTAAAAGCTGTTGGAGACGGTTCTATGTGTAAACCGGTTGTGAGGGATCCGCTTTTACCTCTTTGTGCCTTTAGTTCCCATTCTGCTGCATTGGGAATAGGAAGGTTATTCTCCTCAATTCCCAATAAATCTTCTAATGTATTTCCTACGGCTCCTGCGTTTCCCGGTCTTCCGCTTTTAATCCATCCCATTGCTCTGATTTCTTTTAGTGATTCAATTAGGCTTTCTTTAGTGTAAACTTTCATCGGTTGTCCTTTTTCTGAGTCACTGGTTGGGATCGGGAACATTTCCAATTGTGTCATGAGGTTTTAACTCTTTCTTTTGGTATGCCTTTGCCCCACTGTCAGTTAGCATCTTCTCCATTAGAGGGTGGTCTCCAGAAATCCAAAAGATATTCAAATGTAACGCCCATCGTGATGTAGTTACTCGGCCACCCAAAGATGCCGATCCTGTTCACAATGTTCGTTCTATCCCAGATAATGATGTTCCTGAGTTCATAACCCCGTTTGCGCAGTTCTTCGATCAAAGCTACGTGGATAGTTATTCTTTGGTTTTCCCACCACATATCAGGCACATTAATTACACAGTGAGCTTTCGGTTTTAAAAGAGGAAGTATCCTCTCAAAAATGTCCCCCATTTCCTTTGTATAAATATCAAGCGGCATTGTACCCAGGTCTCTCGGGTCCTGGGAGTACTGCTCCACTTTCATATACTGGTCGTTTTTTCTTGTATCACCCCTCCTTGACTTGTTTTTTCTTTTTCGATTGAGCAAATTAGCATAGGGAGGGGAAGTCCAAATAAGACTTACGGTTTCATTTTCTAAGTAATTAGGAATATTTAGAGCATCATCAACCACGACCATTTGTTTAGTTTTGTTGAACAGCGTATCACTCGCCAGCCTTGTTCTGCACAAACTGGCATATTCTTCTTTCAAGTCAAAGCCTATGGCATTTCGGTCCAAATCACGGGCTGCAACGAGTGTAGTCCCACTTCCGACAAAAGGATCCAGCACAAGCTCACCCTGATGGGAAAATAGCGAAATTACCTTTTTTGCAAGCGAAATCGGAAACGTTGCTGGATGAAGGGTTCTGTCTCTGATATCCCGTGATTCATAGTTGAACTGCCATACACCTAATTGGTTCTTGATCCACTCTTTAGCGGTTAAACAATTAATATGTGTCGGAGCACATTCGCAAGTTCGGGTAAAACCTATATCAAGTTTTTTGGAGATAACCGGGGATTCCAATATTCACCTCAGAGAGTATTTATAGAAATTATACTCTACTTATTGTCTTCAGCCTTCGGTTCTTGCTCTTTTACTTTCTGGTTTTGTATCTTCTCAAAAAGGTTATTACACTTAGTACAGACTGCGTGGAATTCTTTAGCACCTATCCTTGCATTTTGGCACCCACAGCTCCATCTTGATAAACTTGATCTTCCTTTTATTTCTTTACCATTTTTGAACCAGTCTATTTTTCTATCATCATAAGGGACATCATCAGGTCTTTCTATTCCCCATTCTTTCATTAAAATTGAAAAAGGTTCATCTGCAACTGCCATATGACAACCAAATCCCGGTAACGGATGAAGCCCCATACTTTCCATCTTTTCAGTGAACTCTTTACCGTGACCAGGCTTGCCTATATTTAATTGTTGTTGCCATAAATGGATGTATTCGTGGGTTAGAGTTTCAAGTTGAGCCCATCTGCCCCAGCGCCATTCTTTTTTACCGTCTTTTTCAATGTAGTGCTCAGCGTTGAAGTTTATCCTGCAAGAAAGTCCTACTGCATCTCTTACAAGTAAGTATTCTGCTAAGACTTTATAATTTCTTAAGTTTTCAAAACCTATTACCGGATCAGGAACTTGCCCTCTGTCTATTCTTGCTATCGGATCGATTAGCCTGTCTCTTAATTGAACCCCTTTTAAATAAAGATATTGGGCTTCGTCTTTAAACTCCCAGTCGACAGCTTTTTCAGCATTTTTCCTGACTTCTGGCTGTGGGTTGTGAACTTCAATCAATCGCTCCATATGGTGAGTTTTGATAAGGCTCCAGATAAGTTGTTAGATCTTCCGCATCGTCATCTTCTTCCGGTTGTTTGTTTTCAAGGTTCCAGGCTACTTCATCTTCTAAGGCTTCCTTTTCGGCTTTCTTTTTGTCATAGGCTTCTATACATTTTCCCAAAAAGTAATCAACAAGTACCGTCATTGGAACGCCTGTCTCTGCACCGATCCTGTAAAGTGCTTTTATTTTTTCGGAATGGATCCTTGGTTGATACACACGTTCATCTTTATCTCTTAATATTCTCTCTTTCATTTCTTGCCATCCTTGCGGATGTGTTTCTTACAGCACTCAGGTATTTTTATAATGCGCTTTTTAAATGGCTTTGGCTATTAGTTTGTTTATATTTTTCTTTTTCATATGTATTTGTCAAAGAGTGTATTTATTTCTTCTATCAAAATGTCGTATCTTTCACTTGGCGGTATTCTGTTGTCAATAATCCTCTTTATTTCTTCTAAGAGTTGGGTGCGTTGAGAAGAAAGAAGATTATTAATAAAGTCTCTCATTTGTGGTAATACTTCGGCTTTATGACCATTCAAATCTATTCCAACCGCACTATATTTATCAATTACTTCTATAAATTCTCCTTCCCACTCCTCTTTTAGTTTTGTCATATTATTTGTTTACGAATTGGTTTCTTCTATTTTGTGTCCTTTGTGTGCCTTCTTAAATTCTTGTTTTAACCACTTGTAATCTTTTTTATTGGTTGAATCTGATTTTACATTACAGGTTTTACAAATCATCATATTTAATCACCACCTTTATATTATTTGTTTAAGAGTTACGGCTTCATCGGCAACCTAAAAGTATAATCACCACTTAATCCAATTTTTCTATAACGAACATTTGTTTTTTTAAGCCAACTAACAAAACCCCTTAATGTCTTATATCCTTCGTGCTTTATTAAATTGCCTTTTAGTGTTATTTCTATGTTTTTTGTGTTTGACCAGTCGGCAATACTTGTATTTGAAAAATAAACACATCCTTTTTTCCACTTAAAGTCACACACCGCACATTTATTAGTATCTATATTTGGTGTGCCACAAGAAGGACAACAATCCTCCCAACCCCATATCCGTTTTTCTTTTTTATTCCCTGTCATATTATTTGGTTAAGTTATTTAGATTTGTCCTTTTTGTCCTCAATAATAAACATCAAACTATCTCTGGTCTCAAATGGTCTGTAATAACCACCCTGACACTTGCCGACTTGATATTCAAGAAAATCATAGTCATCTCCAAAACTTCCCCAACCGACTCTATGTTTACTTACAACTTTCAACTCATCGTCTGGTGCAATAAACTTCAAAGCCTCTTTCTCAACCTTTGTTTCAGGTGTCATCATTATCTGTTTAGCACCTTCTGTAATTACTATGCTTATTTTCATATTCTTTAAGCTAAAGAGCTTTGGTGGTGCGGACATTTTTCGGACTCTAACTCCATCCTTCAATGTGTATTGCCGTTAGACAGACTACCGCACCCCAAAACCCTCTAAGTTGTTAAAATGCTTATTATATTGAGAAGCCCGATTACTTCAGGCTTCCTGTATAACCGCTTTGTATTTTTTGCCGTCAACTGTAACTTCTACTTCTTTGCCTACTAAGTTATCTTTTATTACTTCAATTCCCGTTTCTTTGAGTATTCCGTATTCGATATTTCCTTTAAGTAACTTTCCGCAAGTGATAGTTTTTTCTTCTTCCGTGGCTTCTCCCCAAGTTTTAATTCCTGCGTAAGCGTTTAATCCAAAACTTAAAGTACCTTTACAGGTAATATAAAGTCCTGCTGATATTCCGTTATAGTCACCAGCCTTAATCCAGTCACCAGCCTCAATCGAGTCACCAGCCTTAATCCAGTCACCAGCCTCAATCGAGTTACCAGCCTCAATCGAGTCACCAGCCTTAATCGAGTTACCAGCCTCAATCCAGTCACCAGCCTTAATCCAGTCACCAGCCTCAATCGAGTTACCAGCATCAATCGAGTTACCAGCCTTAATCGAGTTACCAGCCTCAATCCAGTCACCAGCCTTAATCCAGTTACCAGCCTCAATCGAGTTACCAGCCTTAATCGAGTTACCAGCCCCAATCGAGCCGGTAACATATAATCCTTTATCTAAATCTATTTCTATTTCTTCATCAGAAATTAAATCTCCTTCGTACTTATATCTCCAACCTTCGTCAATTATTCCTTTAGTCTTTTTAGTTATCTTCATTTATTTCACCCCCTTTAGCCTTTTATGTAACTTCTTCATCCATTTGATACCGGCAGTTTTATACTTTTTCTTTTTAAGTTTATTTTTGGTCCGAACAAATATATCAATCATCTTTATAACAAAGCGCACATTGGTCGATCCATTCTTTTTCTGAGTGCCAACGGGTCCATATCCATTTCTTGCATTTCTTGCACTGAATAACTACCTTATCTTTAACAAGTTCATCCCAAGTTTTGGGATCTGTTGTTGATATAAAATGTGATGAGTTAAGCATTTTTTATTTTTTTGCGGTGGTATCTTTGAATAGCGGAAATTAACCCCCTCATTACCGGAAATATCTCATTCTTTTCTATTGTAAAAAATACCTTGTCTTTTTCAATTAGTATCTGGTGGTTGGTGAGGTCGAAATACATCACAAATTTTTTTAAAGTCTTTATGGGAACCAATATCTGTTCTTGCGTTTTCATTTTATGAGTTCAACTTTTTCTTTTTGCTGTAATATCGTGTATGGTGAGCAAAGTGATCGGGGGAATAAATCATGTGCAAATATTTACCAGCACATTTTTTTGAACAACAAAGATAATGAAATCTACTTTTAGGTACATAAAATTCCCTTAAGCAAACCAAACATTTTTTCGTCTTTCCATTTTTCCTTGCTTGGGTATGTATTTTTAGGTGTTCCACTTTTTCCAAGAGCATAAGATTTTCTATCCTGTTATCACTTTTATCATGATTCATATGGTGAACAACTTCATTATCCTTTAGCTTTCTACCTATTTTTTCTTCCATTACCAACCTATGTACAAAATAATACCTTCCATCAATACTTATTTCCCTATATCCCTTTCTATTCCTTGCACCTTTATATCTGTCCAGTGAGTTATTGCCTAACATAGTTTTTATTGCACGATTTCAATATTCAACCTTATAACACCGTCATAATTATTCTTTATTTGGTTTTGTATACTATCGTAAGTTTCTTTATCCATATTCATAATTAGTTGATATTTGGGTTCATCGTTCCAGTGGGTGAATTCGGGGAGATCTGGTTCCTGTAAGGTCTTAATGTATAAAACCCCCACCCATACAAACAAAACCATCAATATTCCTATAAGCAGAAGTCCAAATATTTTTAATTTGTTGTTTTTCATAATCCCTTGTGAGGCGATCCCGCCTAATTGGATCACCCCAATTACAAAAAAAAATAGTGACGAAATCCAGAAACTGATATCTCGCAATACCGTGCCGGTTCGCCTCACAAAGAATCATTTTAAAGATCAACTCCAGCGTTCCATCATTCTTTCAAAAACTACTTCGTCTATTTCTTCGTATTTTCCATAATTTTTGAATGTGTTATAAAAATTGTCGCAGGGTCTTAGATATCTGTAGTCATACCCAATTTTTACTTTAATAATTTTGTCGGGATCCTTTACTACCCCGTCTTTTGTACAGCTGTAATTTCCTACTTTGCTTATATCTACTTTATTTTTCATATCTACATATTTGTCAGCCCATTCAACAAATTCAGAATTAATTTCTTTTATAGTTTTGGTTTTATTTTTCATATTGATCTATTGGTATCTTATAACCCTCCAACCCAATTTCTCAAAATACTTAACAATCATAGCGTGTCCCTCAACCAGTTCCTTCGCACTCTTTTTGATCGAGGTGTATTCAACCGCAACCCCTTCCGGTGAAACTAATTTGTATGTGAACATCCTGCTTTTGGGTTTTTTCATAGTTATTCGTTTTTAATTGATGCTAAGTGTTGATCGTAACTTTCGTAATCATCTACTGAAATAACATTTTTGGGGTTTGAGTACGGCTCTCTTTTATCCCAATCTGCTTTCGGGTTCAACCAATCTACAAAATCACAACCAGTTGCTTTGTTGTTTTGAAAGTCCCACTTGCCATTCTCGCACTTCTCAAAAGGTTTCCCCGCTTTACTTACTTTCTTTATAATTCCTCCTCCGCACTTTGGACATTTCTTCCCTTCGACATAATCAACAACTTTTTCTTTCTTTGGGTAGAAGGTTCTTTGTGGAGGAGCTTCAAAGCCGTTATCCAAAGCCCAGGTAATAGCCGTCTTTGCTTTCTCTAAGAAAGGTTGAATACTGACGTTGGTGTCTCGGTTCGTTACAAGGACTTCAATTCCTTTAAATAGAACTTTAAAAGTCATACTGGCTGGTGCTTCCGTTGTATGATTTTCAGGATTTATAGATTTTTCTTTTGTTTCTGGTTGCTTAGG